CTCCATTCCTTACATCACTGCAACTGGAAGTTGCGTTGGCTTTAAGTTCCGCAGACTAGATGATGGCAAGCCTAAGTATGGGTCACCTACTGGGCAGAAGGCACACCTGTATAACGTATGCGACATCACCTTGCAGTCACCATACATTGTCGTATGTGAAGGCGAGTTGGATGCAGTAGTAACTAGCGGGATGCTTGGCATCCCAGCTGTTGGTGTACCTGGTGTAGCCAGTTGGAAGCCACACTTTCCGAAACTCTTTGGTGGGTATGACACTATCTACATTGTCGGAGACAACGATGTAAAAGAGGATGGGTCTAACCCTGGCGCAGAGTTTGCAAAGCGTGTGGCTAATGAGGTAATGAACTCAACTATTGTTACACTACCACCAGGTATGGACATCAATGACTACTACTTAGTACACGGTGCTGACAAAACAAGAGAGCTACTCGTGGGTGAGAAGATTGGATGATAGAGAATGGCTACTGATGGTACAGACTTTGCAGCATATGGGCTTCCAGATCCTGATGACGGATCGTCAATCACTGACATTAACAGTAAGACCGCAGCCAACGAGATAGACTTTGATTACGTTAAGTTTGTTACTAACGTATGGGAAGTATTGGATGGTGCAGGTAACCTGCTGCTTAAGAAGCACAAGGATTACGGTCCAACTAACATTAGTCTCTCACCTGGTGGACCGCTTAATGGTCTACGTGTGCGTATGTGGGACAAGACAGCACGCATCAATCACTTGATTGACAGCGGTGCTACACCTGAGAACGAGTCATTACGAGATAGCTTTATTGATCTGCTTAACTACAGTGCTATCGCACTGATGGTGCTAGATGGTAAGTGGCCTCGTGACTGATCTGCACCCAGTTGCATTTGAGTTAGCCTCTTCAGTGGCTACGACTATCTATCGTAGGTACAAGAACTACGTAGAAAAAGATGACATCAAGCAGGAGTGTGTTGCTTGGGCTATCGGTCGTAGTGCTTACATCAACGAGCAGATGTCAGAGCTTGATGATGACAAGCGCAAGCACAATGAAAGTCGTATCGCATTTCAGATGCGCCGTGCAGCAGAACGCTATGCTCGCAAGGAGAAGGCATCTAAGTCCGGGTATCAGACAACTGATGAGGCGTACTACAAGAGCGCCGAACTTGGTCAGTTGCTTCCTTATGTTATTGCATCCGTTGTAGATGGCACAGTACTAGAGCAGATCCAACAGATGATCCAGGATGGGCAACCTAAAGGTAAGTCATCACCATCAGAAGGTGGCAACCTATTGGCTACCTTAATTGACATCAAGCGTTGCTTCTTAAAGCTAGACATAGAAGATCAGAACATACTAAGGCTACGTCACTTCGATAGCCTGACACTCAAAGACATAGCAGCGCAGATGGAATGCGCTGTATCTACAGCAGACCGCAGATGTCAGCACTCTTTACGCAGACTGATCGAATTACTTGGAGGTCCTAGTCCGTGGCAATGAAAGAGATAGATCTATTTAACTTCTTGAAAGAGAGTTTATACCCGGACCTTACCAAGTCCGAAGGTATCTATGACTCCTTTGACTGCATCAGTGAGTTAGCTGGTCACTACATAGAGTTGAAGTGTCGCTATACACACTACGATACGTTGCTTATCGAAGAGATGAAGTATCGCAAGCTCATAACGCAGGCAGCAGAGCGAGATCTAATCCCGTTCTATATTAACTCGACACCGAAAGGTGTCTTTTCTTTTGACCTGATGGATGTAGCAGAACCTGAATGGTCAGTGGGTTGGATGCCAGCGACAACAGAGTTTGCACGCAACCATAAGATGGAGAAGTTAGTAGGTTACTTACCTATCGAAGAGGCAGTGCAGCTATGAACGTAGACAAACTGATTGATGAGATCAACGAGGAAGATAAAGAACTCAACGAGTTAATTGTTTTGATGTATGAGACCAAGCAACTTGAAAGTCTTTGGGCTTACAAAGCTGCTATGTTTTGTATGCTTTACGGTTATGAAACTCACCAGATAGAGAAGTTAATGAAAGAGAAATCGCCCAGCGTGGTTGGTGCTAAGATGGTTAGGAAGCAAACCAAAGATGATGTATGACTACAAGTGTCCAGAGTGTGACACACAATTAACTATTGAACGCAGCATCCACGAGGATCCGAAAGCGCCTTCGTGCTTTGACTGCCACGTTGCAATGAACCGCATCTATGATGCACCTAGTATTCAGTTCAAGGGTGGAGGGTTCTACTCCAATGGTGGCTGAGTTCCCTGATTGGTTTACTGCATACGCTAAGCCTAACTTTGAGAAGTACCTAATTCCGTTAGCGGGTCAACGTAATTTACGCCTCCTTCAGCTTGGTGTATACACCGGTGATGCTACACGTTGGTTAGATTTCCACGTGCTAACAAACCCTGATGGTTTGCTTATTGACATTGATACCTGGGAAGGTAGCGATGAAGATGCACACGAGGCACTTGATTTCAATGAGGTCTATCTTGCCTATCAAGAGAAGATAGCTAGGTGTGAATCTGTTATCCACTATCGAATCAGTACTAATGACTTCTTTATTAAATCAAGGTATCGCATTGAAGGTCCATTTGATTTTATTTACATAGACGCAGACCACACAACAGTCGGCGTGCTAATGGATGCTGAACACGCTTGGCCTTGGGTTAAACCAGGTGGACTACTAGCCTTTGATGACTACCAGTGGGGCGCAGATCTACCTGCATCTAAGTCACCCAAGCTAGGCATTGATCTATTCTTGGAGCGCCACGCTGGTGAGTATGAGATCCTGGAGCAGAGTTTACAAGTGTGGTTGCGTAAGCTATAGTTAATGCACGGGACGGCAGATCGCCGTTGAGTGCTGGCAACAAGCTCTAGTCTTTAATGGCTAGGGCTTTTTGTCTTTACAAAGAAGAAACCCCACCGGTTCCCGTATCCGATGGGGCTTCTATACAGCAGAAGGAAAGGGTTAGAAACCTTCGACTGAAACTATAGCATAACTTTACTTAGTACCACCCGCGTCTATCGGAGTGGCTCTTAGCGCGACACGCACTCCCTGAGTAGCGATGACTAATGTATCTAATGCCGTGGAGGATTTGTAATTCAGGTTGGCTACTGCGCTCTCTAAGGAGTTGAGCAATTCCGTAAGCTGACGAAGCTGGTTTGCCCTGAGAGTCTCTTGGGCGAGCAAGGTGGTCGAACCTGGACTCACGGGTCCAAAGGCTGATAAGGCAGTTGATCTGCTTGTCACTGTAACCGAGTGCTCTTGCGTAACTAATCGTAAGTGTCTTGTTCTCACGCTTTTCTCCCATTGTTGCTTTTGTTCTTGCCACTACGCTTAGGTCTTTTGGTAGCTCTACTACGCTTTGGTTTGGAGCGAACGCCCATAGTAACGCTAACACGAGTGTTACTAGCAACCCATACCTTGCCATCTGTACTGTCATTGTCCTTCTCCTCCGCAAGCAAGTCTCTATACACGTTTGGATAGAGGTGAGACAAGCGCACTAGCGCTCGATCTCTTGCTCGCCTATAGTTTCGATAATGAACTGCTTGCTTACCGCTTACCTCTTTACTCTCCATTGATCTTGTCCTCCCACACGATAAGCACATAGACTACCACCATAACTGCAGCTAAACCTAGCCAGTAACTCATAGCCCTACCTCCCTTGCCTGTTGAATGATCTCGGTTATGTCTATTGTTTGCCCTACTAAATGGGCGTCCTCTTCATCACTATCCCACGCACTCACCAACAGGCGTGAGCCAACAGGTGCAAGGTATAGCCACTGCATAGCAGACTTAACATCTCCTCCGCCCCAGCGTATGCCAGTCTTAGGCTCTACTATCTCGTAGAATAGGATCAGGTCTGATTTAGGCGGGTGAATTGTGTATACGTTACTCATTCTTTACCCTTTCCCATTGCAGTAAACCATTCACCAAGTTCCAGTAACTCACCTTTTGTAAGGGAACTCAGTTCTTTCTCTCCCTGATAGCCAGCGATAGATAGGTCAAAGTATTCTTTATCCAAAGTAATCAGCGTTACTGAGCCATTGTTTAAGGCGCAGTCGTACACAATAGAACTAGATTTCATTCTCAGTCTCCTCCTCTATCCCGAATAGGCGTGCCATAGCTGAGTTAGCCCGGCGTAAATTCTTGATCGCTTCTGCGATCTCTTGCTCTTGTATGTTTTTCTCTGCCTGATCTATACATAAATCAAACTTAGCTTTTAGATACTCCTCGTTCATTGACTTACCCTCTTTCCGTATCGTCTATCGTGTAAAGCGCGGTAACTCTTAACCCATTTACCTACGCAATTAGGGCAGGTCCCTAACCCACTTAATTGTTCTGTTGGTATCTCAATACTGCAATCTGCACACTTACCCATTGCTCTCTCCCTCGCTAGTGGGTAGTACTCTACCCTTGAATTGACTCTCAATTACTGTTGCCTTGTCCTCGTGTCCGAGCAGGGTCTGCCAATCCCACGCTCTCGGATCCCCGTCATAAGTCTCTATCTCTAGCGTTACCAGGTATCTATCTTGCATTGGCTCACTCTCCTCCACACTCGCCACAATAACAAGCACCTAATTCCCTATTGTTGCACTCCTCTTTTGTTAGAGCAGGCTCCCACTCTTTCATAGTCATCATTTATTTACTCTCTCTCGATCTTGTAATTTAATCGGGCGCAGGACTCTAAAAAGCTCGCCTTAGCCTCTTTTACCGTGTACCCGTAAAAAGTGGCACTCTCTAACCACTTAACGCCTTGCCAGTTGACCAGTGCGCTCACGACTAGAGCGCCGGCGTGGGTTTTCTCTACTGTCATTTATGCCACCGCCTCAACGTAAAAGCCAAAACTCTTATAGTGCTTTATTAAACGCTTAACCGCCGCAGGGGTTAGTTCGCACTCGCCTACTATCTCCCGTGTTTCAATGTCTACAAGGCGCGTGAATGTTTTTTTGTTGCTCATAATTTAACCCTTTCAATGTCCGGCCTAGTTACCGGCCACCGCCCACGGAGTTTCCCCCGTGAGCGATAGCAAGCCTCCACGCGCTACAGGTCGCAGGTGGCGAGATCCTCGCACCACTCCCACCGATCGCCCACCCATAAGAGGTGAGCGGCGATCTCCCATAAGCCCCACACCGCGAGCCCTGCGAGCACACCCAAAACGAACCAACCGCGAGCCGTTACGTTTTCCACTAGTTCGCCTCCTCTTCGCTCATAATAAAGTTACAGATAGCAAGCCAGGTGATCTCATAAGCGGCGGCGCAATAAACGCCCATAAGTGAGCGCAGGGTTAGAGGGTTTTCCGGATCATAGGCTAAGCGCCCCTCTACAGTCTCTTCAATGTCGTTAATCGCCCATAGATCCAACTCGTTCACCATAGTGAATTGATCCTTGTAATAAGGCGGGGTGTTATTGTCTGCGTACTCCAAAACGTTTTCGGTGAGGTCATCAAAAGAATACTCCTGATCCTCGTTGAGATCTTCGGCGATCTCTTCGGCAACCTGCACCATAAAACCAACCCACGCGCTGCCGGCGGCTTGATCCGGCATACAAGCCCATAGATCGGAAGAGATCCCAAAAGAGTTTTCATCATTGAGATCACGGTGCTTGATAGTGCTCAAAAGTGCTTGTAATTCACTGCCTTTTTTAGTGTTCATTATTAACCCTTTTCTTTTGTGTAGCGGGTGATCGCTACAGGTACAAAAGTACACGACTATGCCCCATAGTGCAACATCATTAAAGAATAATCTTTTAGGCCGTGTCGGGTCGCAGCTCGAGGCAGATAAGGCCGGGCGAGTTGGGTAGATCGGTGGCCTAGATCCGGGAGAGATCAGGTCACCAGGTCGGGCAGGTTGGTTGGATCGGGTAAGGGTTGAGGGTTGGCTAGGTGACTAGGTCACCGGATCGGCGGCCGGTTGGTAGGTAGATCGCCACCGGTTGAGCCGGTTGGTTGGTTGATCTATCGCGCCGGTTATTGAATAGATAAATGGTTAGGGGTTGAGGGCTTAGGCCGCCGGGGTAGTAGTCTCCCGCAACAACTACGGCACACAATAGCCAGCGGTCAGACCATCCACCGACCGGTCAGGGGTGGGGAGCCTGAAAAGCGTGACCAGTCACCCCCCATTGGTGAATTTTCTTTGGCGTATGTCTATATACCCTACTTAAATATTTCGACTAAAGTGAGATCCCCCAATATAACCTCTGACCAGCGCTTTTAGTAAGTGTGACTAACGCCACATTACAAAAGCGGGAAATGCGTTAAATTTCCTGCCTTATATATAGTAGGGAGCAAAGCGGGGAACATTGGCTTTGCGACCTACGGTTGGCCTCTTGCGAGGCCCCTAGGCCGAGCACTAACTTACCCCTCAGTTCGCTGAACTCCTTCGGGCGCTAAGCCCGATGCTAGCGGCGCTTTTAGTTGGGATAGGACTATCTAACCAGGTGTTAGATGACATTTCCGAACCAGGTGTGAAAATCTGATTCCGGCCGATTCCAAAAAATTTTTTTAAGGGAGAATACGTGGCAGAGAACTCGGCTGACATAGCCAAGCGTATTATCCTAAACGCTGTAGCTGAAGGTATGACCATTGAGCAGGCCACGGCCTCTGCCGGTAAGTCCATTAAGACTTACGAGTACTACCGTCGCACAGACAAGGTCTTTGCAGACAAGGTAGACCGAACCCGCCTGGGCTTAAAGGACAAGTCCTTCGCATCAGGTGATGTACACGATATAGACTTTACTGAGTTCCGTCAGAAGTTCCTACACTCTAGGACCTTTGACCACCAGAAGAACATTGTAGATGTGATCGAGGGCCGTGAACCAGGTTGGCTTCACCCCTCTATGAAATATGAAAAGGGTCTGGCTAATAACCGCATCCTTGTCAACATTCCGCCCAACCACGCTAAGTCAATGACTATTACCGTTGACTACGTTACCTGGCAGGTAGCACGTAATCCGAACTTCCGTGTTCTGATTGTGTCCCAGACCCAGCGACTAGCAGCTGACTTTCTCTACGCCATCAAGCAAAGACTGACACATCCTAATTATGAAGCATTGCAACAGGCATATGCTGCTGGCGTAGGGTTTAACTCTAAGACCGCTTCTTGGCAAGCAACCCGCGTCACCTTCGGTGATGAGCTGAGAGAATCCTCAGAAAAAGATCCAAACATCGAAGCCGTAGGTATCGGTGGTCAGATCTACGGTAAGCGTGCAGATATGATTATTGTAGATGACGCGGTCACCCTATCTAACGCCAATGACTTCGAGCGTCAGATCAAGTGGTTAACCCAGGACGTACGTTCTCGTCTTAACCCTACAGGTAAACTTATTATTATTGGAACCCGCGTAGCATCCGTGGACCTATACCGCGAGCTTCGTCAAGAGGATAGATACCCAGGTGGATTAGTCCCTTGGACCTATCTTGCTATGCCAGCACTTTTAGAGGCAGATGAAGACCCAGACAACTGGGTAACTCTTTGGCCTAAGTCAGATGCACCCTTTGATGGGCAAGAAGAATCTGATAAAGACGAAGACGGCCTATACCCACGCTGGTCTGGTCGTAACCTTTACAACGAACGCCAAGCGATGGACACATCTACTTGGGCGTTGGTCTATCAACAGCAAGATGTTTCTGAAAACTCAGCTTTCGATCCCGTATGCGTACGTGGCTCTATTGACGGTATGCGTAAGTCCGGTCCTTTAGTTGCAGGTAACCCAGGTCACCCACGTGATCTCGGTGGTTACTCCATCATCTGTGGCCTAGACCCAGCGATGATTGGTGATACCGCAGCTATCTGCTACGCAGTAGATCGCAATACTAACAAGCGCTACATAGTAGATGCTATAAAAATTACTCGCCCCTCCCCAGCCGATATTCGTGACCTGATCTTTAATTGGACTTCTCTCTATGGACCATCTGAATGGATTGTCGAACGTAACGCTTTCCAATCATTCCTTACGCAAGATGAGGGAATCCGCCAGCACCTGGCCTCTAGAGGAGTGCTACTGCGGGAACACCATACAGGTAACAACAAGTGGGACGCAGGCTTCGGCGTTGCATCAATGTCAACTTTGTTCGGCACCAAGCAACACGACGGTAAGCACCACAGAGACAACCTTATTCACTTACCTTCTGACCAAACTGAAAACGTTAAGGCGTTAATCGAGCAGTTGATTACTTGGACACCTACTACTAAGGGCAAGACTGACTTAGTAATGGCGCTGTGGTTCTGCGAGATCCGAGCCCGTGAGATGCTCAACTACGGTCAGTACAACTCACACCATCTAAAGAATCCGTTTTTAACTAGCGCTGAAAAGCGCAAGCGAGTAGTGGTCAACATAGATCAACTGCTAGCAGACCAAAACAAGCAGTTCATCTAAGGAGATAACAATGGCAAAAATGAAAGTATCACAAGCCACTATTGATAACATCAAGAAGATGGGTATGGATAAGGCGCTTAAGGCTGCTGCTGCTGGTAAGGCAAATGCTGAAATGCGTGAAGGCTTAAAGCGTATGTACGGACAGAAGCGTCTTGACGCTGCAGAGTCCAGCACAAAGCCATTCAATGTTCGTCCAATTAAGACTACTGCAAAGACTGCAGATGCAGCTCGCGCAGCTTCAACTAAGACAACAAAGCCTGCTGCTAAGCCAGCCGCAAAGCCAGTTGCTAAGTCAGCAGATTCTGCACGTGCTGCATCAACTAAGTCTACAAAGGCTACTACTAAGGCAACACCTGCTAAGAAGGTAAGCACAACTTCTAATCCTATGACGGCTGCATTTAATGCACTAAGCCCTTACGGAAACAAAGAACAAAAGTTTAAGTCACCTACTGGTGCAGGTCTTGCTACTCGCAAGGCAGTACCTGGTAAGCCATCTGTTGGCGAAAAAATTTCAAATGCCCTGTCTGGTAAAGGCGTTGGCAATAGCAAGACAACATCATCTGTAGCAGCTGAGAATGCTAAGCGTATGGGTATCTCTGTTGCAGAGTACAACAAGCGTCTCAAGGGAGGCAAGTAAATGCCAGTAGCAAAGAAGCCAGTGGTAAAGGCAACACCTAAGCCAACGAAGTCACCTGCTCAGACAATGACTCCACAAGATAAAGCAATGCTTAACATTCTTAAAAAGAAATACGGCGCAAACGTATACAAAGGATAAGGAAAACAATTGTTAACACCAAAAGAAGTAAACGATAAGTTAGGTCGCTTGCAGACCAAATTCGCTGCACGCGATCAGCGTATGCGTGATGTTCTTTCGGTGCGTCAAGGTGATCTGTCTAAGGTCTATCCTTCGATGTTTTCCGAAGACTACCCGAAGCCTTTGGTTGCTAACTTTATTGACGTTGCAGCCCGTGACTTAGCAGAAGCGATGGCACCACTGCCATCATTTAACTGCTCTGCAACCAATATGGTTTCAGATAATGCACGTAAAGCTGCAGATACTCGTACACGCATTGCAAACTTTTATATCGCAAACTCTGAACTACAACTTCAGATGTATGACGGTGCCGACTGGTACAACACCTACGGAATGGTTGCAGGTATGGTGGAGATGGACTATGACTCCAACAATCCACGCATCCGTATAATGAATCCGTGGGGCTTGTACCCAGAGGTAGATCGCTTTGGTCGCGTTGTATCTGTAACACAGGTACTTGCAACTGATGCTGAAACTCTTTGTGCTCAGTACCCAGAGTTTGCAGAAGCAATCTTGGCTAAGAACAACTATCAACCAGGTAGCCCATCTATTACGATGGTGCGTTACCACGATAAGGACCAAGATCTTATCTACTTGCCAGAGCGCAAGAACTTAACATTAGTACGTACGCCTAACCAACTTGGTAAGTGTATGGTTGTAATTGCACAGCGCCCTTCTCTTGACGGTCAAGCACGTGGTCAGTATGACGATGTCTTGGCAGTCCAGCTCGCTCGTGCTCGCTTTGCAATCCTTCAGATTCAGGCTGCAGAAAAATCTATCCAGGCACCTATTGCTATCCCACAGGATGTGCAGGAACTTGCACTTGGTCCAGATTCAATTATGCGTTCTTCTCAGCCACAAAACATCCGTCGTGTAGGCTTAGATCTACCACCAGGAGTCTTTACAGAGTCAGGAGTGCTAGAACGTGAACTACGGCTTGGCGCTCGTTACCCTGAAACCAGATCCGGAAATACCAGTGCAAGTGTTATTACTGGTCGTGGCGTACAGGAACTGCAAGCTGGTTTTGATACTCAAATCAAATCTGCTCAAGCCCAATTCGCTAGAATGTTCAGTGATCTTGTTGGGCTCTGCTTTGAAGTAGACGAGAAGTTATTTAGCAACGTACAAAAGACAATCAAGGGTTCAGAAGATGGAACACCTTACGTTCTTAAGTACACACCTAGCCGCGATATTAAGGGCGAGTACGGTGTAGATGTTCGCTACGGCATTATGTCTGGTATGGATCCATCACGTGCAATCATTGCATTGCTCCAGATGCGTTCAGACAAGTTGGTATCTCGTGACTATGTACGTCGTGAGATTCCAATGGACCTCAATGTTACGCAGGAGGAACAACGTGTTGATATTGAAGAAATGCGTGATGCTCTTCGTGTCTCAGTGGCACAGTACGCACAAGCTATCCCGGCGCTTGCAGCGCAAGGACAAGACCCATCTCTCATTGTTTCTCGCATTGCAGAAGTTATTAAGGGACGTCAAAAGGGATTAGCGCTAGAAACAATTGTAGAGCGAGCATTCGCTCCAGAACCTCCACCACCTGCACCTGAAATGGGTATGCCTGGTGGACCTCAACTTCCAGCAGCAGGTGCGGCCCCCGCTCCTGCCTCGCAGCAACCTCCACAAGAACAAGCTGGTACGGCCCCTGCTGCTGGTCAAAAACCCGATATAGCGTCACTACTCGCCGGACTAACCGGCGGTGCAGCATAACCGAAGGAGGTGCAAATATGAACAGAGGAACACAAGCGAAGGCTTCAATGCAAAAGCCAACCGAAGGCAAGAAGGATACTTCTAAGCCTAAAGGCGGCAAAGTTGAATTCGGTTATGCCGGTCCAGCTCGCAAAGGCACAAAGGCTTAATAACTACTGAAAGGTGTACAGGGTGTTGAATAGTAACGACAAGATTCCTCGCCCTGTACGCCGGACAGATTTTTTAGTAATAATCATTGGGTTCTTTTACAACATCACTCAATGCTTTGAAACATTTATGTCAGAGATTTATGAACTTTCGATTTACCACGCCAATCACGAAACCAAAGTCAACAAGGCTTGGGAAGATATGGCAAACGATTTAGAGACTTTAGAGGAGGACAAATGACAACTGCACCAATGAACCCAAAAGCAGGTGTGTCAGGTCCAGGTAAGTACTCAGTACGTACAGATAAATTAGATCTGGGTTCTACTTCATACGGTGAAGGTAAGGCAACACAAGAGATTAAGTCTGGCGCACCACTTGCGAAGACTGCAGATGTACGTCCTACTCCAGCATCAGCTATGGGACAACCAGTAACTCCACTTTACGCACCATCAGAACGCCCAAATGAACCTGTAACTTCAGGTATTGATCGTGGTGCAGGTGCGGGAGCAGATGCTTTGATGGTAAATCAGCCAGCTGATTACACAAACTTTAACGCTAACATCCAATCCTACACTCCTGTGCTTTCATACATTGCTTCATTGCAAAACACTTCACCTGAAACACGTCGAGCAATTAGACAACTAAAGGATTCTTTGTGAGCGTATGGAACAGAATTGGTGATGTAGCTGCAACTGCTGCTAAAAACGCATTTAAGTTTGGTGGCGAAGTTGTAGGTGCAGGCACTGGAGTTGCACGCTTTGCGTGGGATGTAGGTACTGCTCCTTGGAATGACCAAGCCCAGTACAATGGCTTTATTCAGCCATTCAAAACTGCTGCTGCAAAAGAAGGCGGCAACATAGTCAAGCCTTTGTCATCTGCAGGTGGCGCAATTATGAAGGTTCCTGGTGTAGCGCCAGCGCTTGAGCGCATTAACTACATCAACCGTGAGTACATTCGTGAACCACTTACTACTTACAACCTAGTTCTTGGTGACATTACATCAAACCGTGAACCGGTTTCATCTATATTTGACCCTAACGAATGGCGCAAGGCCTACAAGGGTGCACAAGAGATCTCTTTTGGACAAGCAGCTCTTTCTGTTGGTCGCAATGTTTACGATCCAAAGTTCAATGTGTATGATCCAATCCAGCGCGATGCTGCATTTAAGAAAAGTGCTTGGGGTAAGGCACTATCTGGCGGTCTTGACCTTAGCATTCAGCTAGTTGGAGACGTATCTCTTGCAGCTGGTAAGGGAGTTAAGGCACTAAAGGCATCTGAACTAGGTGTTGGCAAACTCAATAATGCAGATGCTGTGGCAAAAGCAGCAGAAGATATTACAAAGGCTCAGTACGGTGAAGTAAACCGTATGACTAAGGTACTAGACGAGTTCACTAAGAACGATTCTGCCTACGCTATCAACCATCCAATGGTTAAGTCTTCATCTAACCCAGGACTTCTTGCACACCTACTAGGTGACTCTGTAGATATTGACGAGACAGCACTTATCTTGCGCTCTGCTATGTCAGATCCTGCAGCAATGGACGAACTACGTCAGTCTCGTCGCTACATTACTGATGCGCTAGAGACTGCTCGTGGTGATCTGTCATCTGTTGACGAATATAAGTTATTTGCTGCTCCAGATGGTTCTGGAATGCTTCCATTCCTTAACGATAACCCAGCAGTTACAGACGATGCTCTTGCTAACTACGCATCCCTTGCAGAAAACGATAAGTACTTTGCAAAGTTGATGGAAGTTGGCAAAGACGGCGGTTCGCTTACCCGCACAACTGGTAGCGTTTTACAAGGTGCTGAAGACTTTATCACTAAGGGACGTGCAACAAAGTTCTATGACAAGGTTAACGGTAACTCTCGTGTAGAAGTTTTCCAACCAACACCTTTTCACCGTCTATATCAGAAGATCTCTTGGGCAGCTGGCGAGAAGCCAGCAGGTTTAATTGACTTTAACGATGCTGATTCATACCGTGAGGTAATCGCAACAGCAAGCCAGTTAGAGAAGGTTCTGAATCTAGATCCTGTGCAGAGCAAGTCTATTCTTGACTCATATATCGCAGCACGTACACCTGAAGAGCGTATGATTGCAGCTCTTAACATTGAGGGCCAAGCATTCCGTAGAATTACTGAAAAGTATGGCATTGATGAAAAACTTGCCAACGATATCTACAATAACTACAAGGGTGCTCGTACATCTGCTATGCAGTCTATTAAAGACAAAGGCTTTATGGTTGACACCGATGGATCAATCATCAAGGTTCCTCAGTTTGAATCTCAGACTGCAGACTTCTTGCCACTAATGGATTTCCAGTTGATGGATAACCTACTCAAGCGCAGAAACTCTGAACTTAAGGGCTTTGTTGGAGCAGGTAAAGACAGTATCCTTAACGTAGCAGATGTCTTGCAGGATGCTTTCAAGGCAGGAGCATTGCTTCGCCTTGGTTACACAATACGTAACGGTATTGATTCACAGCTTCGTATTGCTGCATCTGTAGGATCATTGGCTACATTACGTCACCTAGGTCCTGGAATGAAGAACCTTATTAACAATAGCGTCGCAGTTCCTGCACGCTTTATTGATAGTTACCGTGCAGTAGATTCCGGTATGACAATCAAGCAGGTTCAGGATTCAAGCACAAAGGTTATTAACCAGCTTAACGATCTCAAGACTAAGATCGGTGAACTAGAAGCACAGGTTTCTTTGAAGCCTGATGATGTTGACTTTAACGGTGAACTCAATACTTTGAGACTTCTTCAGGAAGAAAAGGTTGCAGTCTACAATCACTATGCAGATGTGCTATCTCGCAAGGGAACTAAAGAACCTAAGCAGCGTATTGGTAGCGGATCTTACAAAGTAACCACTAGCGATGGTGAGGTCTACGACCTACACGATGCTTTCGGTGGACCGCTGGGAGATATGTTCCGTAAGATTGCATCATCTGGTAACTCATTTGAGCGCCTAGTTGATAGCAACACAGATATGTATATGCGTAAGTTGCAGTCTAAAGGTATTGGACAGGTGCG